TTTCTAGTTTTTCTGCTCTCTTAGTAGCTCTCTCACTATCCTTGTCGTTAAATATATCTATTTTTAAATCTGGTGCTCTACCTATTTTTTGTGCAAATCTTTCTAATGCAGACATAAGTAGGTTAGGTGCTGGTAATTGTCTGTAATCCATATCTCGCATGTCTTTACCAAGTAATGCTTTTATACCATCTGCACCACCATTAAGTATTGCTCTGATGTTATGTTTATCTTGTGCAAGTTCAGAATTTAATTGTCTAAGTTCGTAAACTCTGCTGTAAAGCTCATCTGCTGTTTTTACCATTATCTCCAACTATCCAAATCTATGCCTAGTCCTTCGTAGTTACTAAAACTAGGTTGGTATTCCATACCCATTGTAGCAAGTCTTTCCTTTTGTAAACGCCTTATTGTTTTCATTGGAAACCAACTTGCCATAACAATGTCAGATTTAGTACCTACACTTCTACTCTTGTTTTGAGCAGAACTAAAATACACTAACTGACTTCTGTATAAGTTTACCTTCTCTTGTGCTTCAAAGCTACGATAAGGTAAATTTATTAGTTTGTTAGCAAACAATGGTCTCATAGCTGTAACACCATAGATAGGGTCATGCTTGTTACCATAAGTTTGTGTACCTTCTAAAAATATACCATGCTTTGCTGCAAAGTCTCTAATTGATTTATCTTGTCGTATTGCTCGTTGAAAACCATTTTCTTCTATTACCCAGTGTGCAAGGTTATATTTAGTAAACCATTGCTGTATTATTTCTAATGCTTTAGGAATACCACCACCTAAGTTATTCTCCATATCTATCATGTACAAAGTATCTTGTTCCTGGTTATAACCCCATAAGAACGCAGCTTGGTACCCTGTTGATGCTGGGTCAAGACCTGCAATTAATCTTACATTGTGTGGTATGTGTCCTATATCTCTTGCCTGGTCTCTACATTGTTCTATCTCTTCTGCATCAAACAAACTCATACCATCTGGCATAGCTACATTAAGATATACCATTTCATAAATAGCTCTACCACCTGTAGTTTCAGCAGCTTTCTTTCTATCCATTAACCACTTGTATGTACGCTTACTTGCCCATAACATACAATCTTGGTGTGCTTCGTTTTCCCAATCAGATTTAGTACAAGCTATATCGTGTGCCTGTTCTACTGTTGTACTCCAGCTTTCGTTATCTACTAAGTGAGAATACAAATCATCATAATGCTGCCTAGAACCAATAACTACCATAGCTGTATGTTCCTCTTTACGACTAGATAATGTTGTAGTCCACCAGTTTCTTGTGTTCTCTCTTGATGCTGGTTGCATAGTAGAACTGTGGTCCTCAATGTCATCTGCAATAATTAAATCACAGTCTCTTGACAAAATCTTACCACCTCTACCAATACCAATCATTGTTGGAGATTTAATACCTGTAACTGTTCGTGTACCTACAGTAAAACCATTTTGAGACCAAGACTTAGATGATTTTGTTTTAGGTTTAAATTTTGCTCCTGGTCCACATATCTCTTCTATAAGTAACTCGTTATTTTCTAACTGGTCCATTACAGAAGATACAGAGTTCTTCGCAATATCTTCATTACCACCTACCCACATAATTCTTATGTTTGGGTTTTTGCATATAAGCCAGACTACAAAATGTATAAGCAGTTCTGTTTTACCATGTCTAGGTGGGCTAAGTATCATGTGCTGTCCACCATTATCAATAGCATTCATAATATTTTCTATCCATTTAGTATGAAACTCTGGTGTCTCAAATGCAACGCCTTGTTCTGTTCTAAAGTATCGTTGTCTAAACTCGTTAAAATCTTTTAGTGTTTCTTCTGCTACCTGTGGTAATGACCAGTCCTCTTGTTCTTGTTCAGACTTTATATCTTCTAAATATGCCTGGTACGCCATAGATACAGCAGCAGTTGTAGTTCCTAGTATCTTAGCTACTTCTGTTAGTGTTATTGATTTTTCGTATATCTCTTGTGCAAGTCCAGATTGTTTAATATCTTCATAAACCTGTCCTCGCCTAGATGCTACATTAGGTTTTTGTGATGGTATGTCTAAAACATCATCTTCTTGTGTCCACTCTTTACCAGCTTTCCTAGCTCGTTTTTTTTGCTGGTTTATTCTTTCGTAACAACGCTTACTACAAAATTTTTTCTTTTTAGGTGGTAATGGTCTATGACAACCTGCTGCATAACAAAGTTTATTTGCCACGCTTCTCACACTTTTTATTGTTACATTTCATTTTATTTCCAGGTTCTAACTCTACACCACATACTGGACATGGTACTTTCAAAATTATTTATTGCGTTTAGCTTTATTTTTTTTACTATTAGGAAATCCTTTTTGCATTTCCTTATAGTTTTTAGCACTAATAGTAGAGTTTTTTTTGGACCTGCTAGTACCAGCTTTTTTTCTTTTGTTCATGTTATAGTACAAACCTTTTTTAGCTGCCATGTTGCTCCTTACCACATTTTACAAGACCAGTACCTAGGTGTAGTCTTGTCTTTTGCTGTATCGCATTTGTGTCTTGCACGAAACGATTTTCTTGCTTCTGGATTATCTTTGCGTATCTCCATGTTAGGGTCGCCAAACATAACTTTTTTTACTTTGTCTCCATCTTTAACAAAGACTTTAAATTTCTTACGCCCATACCCAGGTTCGCCCTTACTAATCCTAGAAGGACTATCTAACTTGACTGACTTACCTTGGTACTCTGCCATTACTTTTTCTTTTTTTTATTAGAAGATTTTTTCTTCTTCATACCCTTTGGGTAACCTATACCTTTTGGCATTTATGCTCCTAACTATATTTACCTATAGTAACACAAAACTGCACCGAAGTGCAGTCTTGTCGTACAGTGTGTCCAATACTGTTATGAAAGAAAATGAATTAACTTAAATCAACACACAAATTGTCTATATGATTTTCAGCTTTTTCTTTTTCTAATTTCGTATGTAGTTATTTATTTTACATACTGGTCGTATCCCCATACAACCAACCTAGGACTTTCCTAGGTGTGTATAGTGTAGTGCTGCTCTCGCACTATGGTGTAAAAAAATTTTTTTTTATTCTTCCTGGCATCTTTCGCATATACCATCAGTAAGCTCATTTTCCCAAAAAGGATGTAAGCACTCATCACAATCTACTACGAATATATCCATTAGTTAAGATTATAGCAAACCCTCCATTGCTGGAGGGTCGTACTATACAAACAAAGAAAGGAAATGTTATATGAATAAAAAATCCTTACGATAAGTTAATAATACACTATACCAGATATATGCAAAGTATTATTTTAAGAAAACTGGGGGTCGCAGACAGGGCGTAGGCGAAAGGAGGAAACTCCTACAAAACGCAACCCCCATTAAATACTACCACTAAATTTAAAAGTATGATATAGTTGAAACACAAACAGTTTGAGCTTCCTGCTCTAGGACAAGTTCTTACGATAATTCTTTAAACATAAGTGGACTAGCAGGACCATGGTAACTGGGGTTAAAGCCCATTATTCCACATTGTTAAAATGCTACTTAATTTAGTCATTTCTGGTTTTTGGGAGGGAGTGGCACAGGGTTAGCTGTACTCTTATTGTTATGTTTCTTTATTGAACACACTTCAATAAAGAAGGTACACAGTCTAGTAAGGTACCACAACATCTTGTACCCCTATATATAGTGGGTCAAACTTAACAGATATTCTTTGGAGGGTACACACAACACAACACAGACCCCCACATTAAACCCCCCTATATATTGTGTATTACTAGATATATACCATATCTTGTGTTGCATTATTCTGTATACAATATGTTGTGTAACTAAGACATATACTAGATATTGTGTAGCACTCTGTACCTTGTTTAAACATTTATGAGAAGAAGAGGGGGTGTTAATTAATATCGTAGTTTCTTTCCAAAAAAAAAAATAAAAAAACCTGTAACCTTTTTGTAACCAATGCAGTCAAAGTAGTACAAGCAAAGAGAGGATATTATGACTAACTTACTAACTAGCAAAGACTTTAATGATTTTAATAATCATGAGTTGAAGGTTGCAGAAGCAGCTATTAAACAACAGAAAGAAAACAGAGATGAAATCTTTATGTCTCAATTCCATGAGGGTACGCCATTAGCAGTAACTACAAGCATTATGAGTAAAGATGATGATTATCAAATTTACCCAGCTTATATTACAAAGGTAAATAAAAAGTCTATCAAGATTGGTTACGCAGTAAATGATGACTACACAGAAAAATCATTTGTTACTAGGCAGAAAACATGGAATATTGAAACACTAGCTAACTATGTACGAGCAGGGTTTATACATAAATCTTATCCATCTAACTGGGAAGGCAGAAACTTTAAATATGATAATTACCCTTCATATTTAAGAGATGCAGAAGATTTCTAAAAAAAAATTAAATTACCCTGTAACCTTTTTGGTTGCAGGGTAGTCAAATAAACACAAACAAGAAAGGATATTATGAGTATAAAAATAGATATAACACAAGATGCTACACCAATGAAAGAAGAGCTTATTGGGTTGAGTGTCTTAGTTTTTCCAAAAGGCGAAGGGGCAATATTTCAAACAGATTTACATAGTATTGTAAATACACCTTCTAAAAATACAGACAATATAAGTAGCGAGGTACCTAAAGAAGATTTCCCTATTTATTTGTCAAAGGATAAATTAAGTTACATCACAGTTAAATGGTTATTTGAAAGCATGGAAGATGACAGAGTTTCTTTCTTCTATCAAAATCAATGGCGTGAAAGCACATTTGAAAAAGGCGTAATGGTTAGAAAAACCAAATACGATTATTAAATAAAAACAAATTACCCTGTAACCTTTTGCGAGGTTGCAGGGTCTAAACAATACAAACATAAGAAAGGATATTATGAAACAATTAGAAGCAAAGGTTGAGTTTAAACAAGCTCAATTTCCTAAGAAAGATATAAAAGCAGAAGATTGGTTGAAGCTGCTAGTGGATGAGTGTTTAAACATCCTAGATAAAAAAGGAATAGACACTAAGACACATGCAGGGGCAGGTGTAGAAATACACATAAGTGATACAAGGGGCAGAAAGAGAGTTACCAATAATCAAAAAGGGTCTCATGCTTTAGGTCTTTGTTACCCTAAGTCTGCTTCAACTGGAAATCTTAGAGTGATAGAGGTTGATAGAGAAACAGATAATCTATGGGAAACTATTGATACAGTTGCTCACGAGGTAACACATGCAGTCTTAGATGAAGCAACAGGTCATAAGGGTATGTTTCCAGAGATTGTTAAGAGCGTGTTTAAACTGGGTGGAAAACCAACTGCAACAGTACCAACAGAAGAGATGAAGGAATTGTTTTACGATTTCTTAATAGAGCATGGGGGTTATCCTCACATAGCTTTTAGACCATCTCACAGAAAGCAGACTACACGCATGGTCAAATGCTGGTGTACAGACTTTCAATGCCCAGCAGGTACAGAGAAATCAATGCTAGAAGGTAAGGGTCTTATCTTTAGAATTAGCAGCAAGGGCATCAAGAATATGGAAGATGCAGGGCATAATCTAACTTGCCCAGTATGTAGAGCAGATGCAAGTTATGATGGGGCAACAGTACCAGAGAGCTTATACGCATAATATCCAAAGAGTAAGGGGTTGTTTAAACAAGCAACCCCAGCTCTTTAGAAAGGAAACAAAATGGAAAAAGAAAAAATATTAAAACTACTAAAAGAAATATTAGAGTTAGATAACGAAACATTGTACGACAAAGAAAATTATTCTATCTTTCAAATGGTAGAGCGATTAGAAGAGGATAATTAAAAAGGTGTAACCTTTTTGGATAAGAGTAAGTAAAAGTAATAGAAAGGAAAACAAATGGCAGGAATAAACAAACAAAACTTAATCGCAATAACTAACAAAGTTATTCATGATGAATTGCCTAATAGTGTTAGGTTAACTAAATGGGAACTAGAACTTATTAGCGTTAAGGCAGTAGAAAAAATAACAGAAGAACTTGCTAAACAATTAGTAAGTCAATTTGTAAAGGATGGTAAATAAATGGCACTAACACCAGAGCAAAAAGAAGAGTTGATGAGGAAGAGGGCAGCAGAATATTTTAATGACCCAGCTAACTTTGAGACAGACCTAAGCAAAGAGATACTAAACAATTTAGAAGGGATGCTAGAAGATACGCACCCTTCAACGATTGAGAAACTGCACATGGCGATTATGCAGTTGATAGTAGATTACACAGATTACACAGGGTAACTGTTTAAACAAGGAAGGATATAAGAATATGTTAGAAGCAATTAAGAGAAGAGTAAGTAACGCTATAGGATTTAGAAAGACAGGTCTGCAAAGCATACCATCACTAAGAGAGAAAACCTATACCAGCGAGGACTTAATAGAAATCTTAGACAGTATCTTGGAGGATGTGGAAGCAGCAATAAGAGATACAATTAAAGAGCATGGATATAATGCTATTTATAAAGAAGAAAGTGTGTAACCTTTTTAGTTACGCAGTAGTCAAAGTAATAACAAAGAAAGAAGGATATGAAAGAACAAATAAAACAAACAATAACTAAGGGCGAAGCAGTAGATATTGCTGATGCAGAGTTATATAACGATACAGTCAAGCGAGTAGATTATTCTGGTAATCAACCAAGACATCAAGGTAGCGAGATATATAACAAAGCATACAAGCCAAAGAAAGACACAGTAGATAGAAGCAGTTTAAACAACAAGATAACCTGCGATAACATACGAGGATGGGGCGACAACTTGTACCAGAGATTGTATGTAGATGGCGACAGGTATGGCGAAGGTGTAAGAGTTGTTGGTTACTCTTCTTATGTACCAGAAAGAAATAGCAAAGGAGACAGGAGACCTAGCGAACAATCTGGATTTTCTATTTACTTTGATGATGAGCAGCAGGTCATTGAGTTTGCACAGAAGTGTTTAGATACAATGGCTATCAAGAAAGAAAGAGAGTATTTGTTTAAACAGTATGATGGTAAGCACCCAGATGTTTATAATCACTTTCCAAATATGTTGGACAGAACAATGTGTGAGACAGGTAGGTATTACTGGGATGCTAGTTTAAACAAGGTAGTAGAGATTACTAAAGATACTGATGCAGAAATCTTAGAGCTGCACCCAGAGTACAGGACTGATGATGAAGGAAACTTTGAGCAGAGCTGGACTAACGAGAAGGCAGAAGATAAGCTCAAAGGATTGCTTAGAGGTCAAGAGTGTAACTGGACAGGGGATGACTACATGGACATCAACCTTGCTAACTTACAGACAGGTGGGTACTACACAGATGGACTTGTTGCTAGGAAAGTACGCAACCCAGAGGACAAGAGAAGAAAGATGTGGCTAACAACCTTCTTCTTTGTTGATGGTACAGAAACAACCTTAGAAGGTAAGTGGGATTTACTAGGGGATGGAACTCTTAGAAGATTGACATGGAAAGAATAATATTATTAATTAAGGGTGTAACTTTTTGTTGCACCCTTAGTCTAAGTGATGCAAAGGAAGGAAAATAAATGGACTTTATTGAACAATTAAAAAAAGAGAATACAGAACTTAAAGAGCAAATTCAAAAGATGTGGAAGGGATTTGAAGAAGGCATTTCTGTTGATGAAATGAACCAAAGATTATTTCCAGAAGCAGAGGTTGTTTAAACAAGGTAAAAAACTGTGTAACCTTTTTGGTTGCACAGTAGTCTAAGTAACAGATAAGAAAGGAAAATAATATGGCATTTATAGGAGACAATGGGGCAAATCTACCAAGACCAGAAGAAGTTAAGAGGTGTCAATTTGGTGGCACTAACAACAGAAAGAAAGATGGTGGATGTGGTAAGCATGTAGAGAAAACAGGACAGATGGTACATAGTAGAACTGATGGCAGCACTTGGCATGTTTGGTATCATCTAAACTATTGTGAGGAACACAGACATCATGTTAAAGGAGAGTATGAAAGAAAAATGGAACACACAATGAAGGGTTTGTTTGTTGGAGAAGGGAATTACTGGGCAGATAAAGAGAAAAAACATTACCCAGAAAGACAGGTTGTTTAAATATGGTAACTAAAACTAACTACAACCAGATACTTATTGATGAGGTCAAGGAAGCAGCACAGGCAACTGAAGTTATGGAAATCAATAACCCTCGTGTCATAGGCATGGTCATCAATCTATTAGAGATGTTAGAGAGAGAACCAAGCATACCAAGAAAAACATACAACTATATCAAGGTAATTGTATTAGCTAGTGTCAAAGTATTTGGTAGGAAAGATGTGGACAGTAGCTTGTTAGATGAGCTTACTGTTTAAACAAGGAAGGATAAGTTGTGGAAATAAAATTATATCGTTTAAGTTATGAAGATGGCGAGTATTGTGTAGGCACAGAAGCCGAAGTAA